GTAAAAAAGCCTGCTACAGTTTCTCCAGCAGAATTTTTAAATTTATACGCTAAACTATCTTCTGATATAGCTGTTTCACTTCCTGCATTAAGTGTAGTACTTATACTATTTGCAGTAACATTACCTTCATTATCAACAATAAATTTGTCATTGTAATTAATACTACTATCACTACCAGTGTTTATAGCAATACCGTTTTCAGTGAGTGTTACATTGCCATATTGTGTACCTTTTTGAACACAAGCCGCAATTTTATTATCATACTGTGTAATACTACTCTGCGCGGTTGTAAGACCTTTTTCTGTAGCAGTTATACGAGTTTCAAAACTATTTGCAGTTTGGGTTAGCTTACTTACGCTACCTTTTACAGTAGTTACTTCACCTGTTAGATTATTATATTCAGTCTGCAAGCTAGCTACATTAGTACTGATTTCATTTGCTTTTTCACTAATACTACTGTAATTTTCTGATACTTCTGTAATTTTATCTGTATTAGTATCTACAGAAGTTTGCAACTCTTTTACCTGTGTTTGTATTTCATTCGCTTGCTGTGTAATATTACTATAATTAGAAGTTAACGTTGCTACATTACCAGAAACTGTGTTTATACTACTTTGCATAGATTTGCTAAATATTATAGCATTATCTATTACACTATTACTATAATTCGTTGATTCTGTAGTAAACGTTACATGGGCTGAATAAAGATGACTATCAACATTGACTGATACATCATATCCGCCACTATTCATTGGAATAGTTAAGTCTATCTTATCACCACTCGAATTATAAGTACCGTCAGTAACAACCTGTGTAGGAACATTAGTAATTTCAATATATCCACAATAGTTATCACCAGAAGAATTTACAAACTTTGTTGAACAATTACTTTCATTGCTTATTGCAACATCACTATTGGCTATACTCAGCAGTGTTGTTCCCTTATATGCAACAATATAACTACGTGCGTCATCAAGATCAGCTGAATAAACCCCCTCCGTTGCACCTGCTTCAAGTGGAAGAACAAGGGATGTTGGTGAAATACCAATTACAAGCTGTTCAGAACCACTGTCCCCACTATTAGTAGCAGTTCCAGCAATCATCACAGCACTCATTGTTCCATATAATGTAACAGTGGTATTATTACTAGCATCTTCTGCATAATAGGCTTCAACAGTAAAAGGAATCTCATAACTTCCAAGACTAAGACCACTATAAGGTTTAGCTGTTATACTGTCGCTAGTTGACGTTACATCAATATACTGTGTAGGCAATGAATCTGTGTCAACTGTAATACTTTTTATAGTAGCATTGCTTACAGTAACTGCATCATTGCTGTCAACAGTTGCACGACTAACAGTAATCTTGTTTTTCAAACTAGTTGGAGTAATACTTATGGTATCATCACTTTCAGTTTTTACAAAAACGGCTATTGGAGAACTCTGGTTAAGAGTAAATGAAGAAGTACTTGCTTCATTAGCACTATCAGCATCATCAATTCTTTGAGGAGAAGTCCAACCACTTATTGTTCCGTCACTTTTTGCAATAGCAGTACTCATCCATACACCCTTGCTATAATCATCAACAACTTCATACCAACCTGTAGGATAAGTAACAGTTAGTGTAGTCCAATTAAAGCTTCCTCCTGTAGGAGTTGCAGGTTTAGTATCACTGTTACAGAAAGCAGTAATATTGACGTAAGCTGCTGCATCACCACCTGTATTCTTTCCGTCATAAGCATAACGAGTCCAAAGAGCAGCTTTTCCTGTATCAGCATTACCTTTAAAATTACCCCAAACACCGTCTGTTTGTTTTCTAAGACAAACCCATTCATAGCAATTAGTTTCATCAACACCCTGTGGATTATCAGTCCAACCAGTAGGAACATAATCATCCTTGTTTACACTTGTTGGAATATTTGGTGCATCGTTGCTTGTAGTACGAGTAAATATATACTCAATACTATCACCGTCAGTACCTTGTTTTCCATAAACGCTCCACCTTGCTGGAGTTGACCAACTCCCCCAAGTTCCGTCTGTCTTTACTCTTTGGCATATCCACTCTACGGGGGAGCTTTCTGTAATCCCTTGCGCTCTATCAGTCCAACCTGTAGGAACAAAATCATCAGTGTCTTCATTTTCTGTTGGAGTACTTACAACAGTATCATAACTGTTAACAAGTTTATAAATAAACTCATAGCCTTTTCCGTCAGTTCCTGCACTACCCTCACCACCACTTGATGAGCCATCAACAGCAGTAATTCTTACAGGAGTTGACCAAGCAGTATTTTGCTTACCTGTTGTAATATTCCAATCAGCACTACTCATATAAGTAATCTTACCCTCAATATGAGTTAAATCCCAGCCACTTGGAGGAGTAAGAGTAGCGGTACTAGTATTGTAAGTACCCCCCGTAGGAGAAGTGATTGTGTCATCAATAACACTTGAGACATTCTTATAAATAAACTTAGACACAATGACATCTACACTGCCAGCAGCAGTTCCCGGGTCGCCTTTATCTCCTTTATCACCCTTATCACCTTTGTCTCCTTTGTCTCCTTTGTTTCCTTTATCGCCTTTATCACCTTTATCACCCTTTGTTCCTTTTGCGCCTGCTGGAATACCAAATGAAAAATTCAGCGTATCATCGTTCATTGTTACATGCGCTTCGGCTGTACTTGCTTCATGAGCAGTAGCAACAGCTGATACATCGCCAAATTGCACACCGTCTTTTCCAGCAGGAATTGCAAATTCAAAACTAAGTTTATTATCTTCTACATCAACATAAGCTGCTGCTTGTTCAGCACTAACAGCTGTTGCTTCAACCTCAATATCACTAAGTTTAAATTTTGGAACTCCAATATTAAGGTCAATAGACTTTTTATCAGTTTTTGCAAAAGTACTTAGCTCATCACTTTCTTGTGCGGTAAAGTTTACTTGCACATCAGATAAATCTGTTTCGATAGCAATATCTCCACTACCTAAAATAGATTCTCCATTAATGGTCTTAATATTCTCACCAGAAACAAGTTTATCTTGCTTCTTACTAAGTAGAACTTTTAGTTCTTCCCAAAAGACTTTAAGACCACATATATCTAATAACTTGACCATAATATATATATATATATATTAGTTTGAACTTAACTTTTTATCAGCATACGCCTTTATTTTCTCGATGATTATCTTCAAATCATCATAATCTACAAATTCTGTCATAATCATAAAGTTTAAAACTAGGAGGAGAATTAACTCCACCTAGTTTGATTGTTTAACCTAATATACTTGTACACAAACTCTCTATATCTGAAGTAGAAATTGCACTATCGGTAGTACCTGTATCGGTATCTTTTTCACAGTACAAAGTATAACTATTATTATCTACTTTAATTGTTGCTATCTTTGTTCCGCTAGTCAAGATAGGATTAACAGTTACAGTAGAACCACCTAGATTATTTACGTCAATCTTATCCAACTTAGCCTTATCACTTGCGCTCATCAAACCAGCTGTTGAAGTAGTAGCTGCCGAATATGTGGTATCAGTAAACTTTGCATTAGCAGGAACACTTGCACCAAGAGTATAAGTACAAGCTACAGGAACTCCGTTTGCAAAATATACAGGCTGTGTAGCAGAACCAGCACTTGTACTAAGCTTACTTGCGGTAGTAGCAGTAGTGGCACTAGTAGCACTGGTTGCACTATCTGCACTACCAGCTTTAGTTGCGTAGCTTACACTTGTTGGGGTTGGAATAGTAACTTTAGAAGTTGAGCTATCACTACCCGTCAACGTAACTACTTGCCCGCTTATAGACAACTCATAAGTAGTATTACCGTCACCGCCAGCTGCACTAGTAATCTCACTTACTTTATTATCTACATAAGATTTTGTAGCATAAATTGGAGTATAAATCGTATGTGCTGTACCGTCAACCGTAATGATAGCAATAGAATCTCCGCTATTATATTCTGTTGCAACACTTACGATTGAACCGCTATTACCACTACTTGGAGCAGACGGCATTACTACAGTAATATCTGTTCCAGCAACAGTTGCAATAGTATGACTAGACCCAAATGAAAGTGTTGCGTTTTTGTTAGTAACACTTACAGAAGTTGTACCACTACTACTACCTCCGCTTATTGTACCATAAGTAAATACTATCTTACCTGTTGAACTATCAATACTAACACCAGTTATTGCGTTGCCACTGCCACTAGTAGTTACATTAGATATTTCAACATAATCTGATAAATCACTAGTTTTTGCATAACTTGACAAATCACTAGTTTTTGCATAAGCCGCTAAATCTGTAAGTTTTGCATATCCACTAAGGTCAACCGTTCCACCACTACTTGCACTTGCAACAGCTGAATCAACATAAGATTTAGTGGCAATAGTACTCGTATCAACGCTTATAGTGGTACCACTAATGCTTATACCTGTGCCAGCACTATATGTAATAGGTTCAGAACTGCTTGTACCAGGAGTATATCCAAGTGCATCAATTATAGCGCTCTTAGTAAGAGTATAACTATATGTACAACTAATCTTTCTATTGGATATGCTTATATAATTACCTGCTGTATAGGTAGCTTGTGCTGTAGTAGCATAAGTACTACTAGCAGTACTCTTAGTAAGATATATACTACTTGCATCAGTTTTAGTAAGATACGTACTTGATGCAGCAGATGTAGTAAGATAACTATTGAGTTTAGTAGTTAAATCTGTAGTAGTAACATAGGTATTAGCTATTGTTTTACTAAGATTATTAATTTTGGTATCTACCTCATCACTTTGGTCACCAAACTTATCTACGATTTTAGACCAAAGAGTATTAAGACCATTAATATCTAAATATTCCATGGTATTAAACTTTAAACACAAATTTTATCTATTTGATCATTGGTAATAGGAGTGTCGGGATTAGCAATATAAATATAGGTACTTCCACTCCAGCGATAACTATAGTTGGTGTCTTTAGCTATATATATTTTACCTGTTTCTCCTGTTGCAGGAAAATCATTAAGAGTATCATATTCCAGCACGTCATCAACATAAGAAGGAAGTTGAGAAGAAGGAACTTTACCTGACCCGTCAAGACTTGCAACTCCGTTAGCTTGCCCAACAGAACTCTTATCAACCTTTTTATCAAGAGCTGCTTGTGTAGCAGTTGATATAGGCTTGTCAAGGTCTGATGTATTATCTACGTTACCAAGACCAACATCACCCTTTGTAATAGTTACGTTGCCGTCAAGTGCATGACCATTAATTGTAGTGGTCTTGTCAACTTTCTTATCAAGAGCAGCTTGTACTTTATCACTTATAGGTGCGTCTTTTGAAGAAACATTATCAACATTGCCCAAACCAACATCAGCTTTAGTAAGAACAGGATTCTCACTAATCTTATATCCGTTGATAGTATAATTATCAATAGTTTTCTTCAAGTTTGCAATACATTCTGCTATATACTTTTTAATTTTACTCCAAAAGTATATAACACCATCATAGTTTAAATACTCCATTATTCCTTACTTATTATTTGTTCAACAATCTCTTTTCTAATAGGAAAATCACACTCGCAATCATGGTGGTGATGATGATGAGAATGAATATCATGATGATGCCTATAAAAATCTAACAAATATTTAATTTGCTCATCAGTTAATTCCTGTTTTTCATCATCAGTGTTGCTATCAGAATCACTGCCAGTGTCAGTGTCTGTAGTAGTATCATCCGTAGTGTCATCTTTCTTATCTTCTAACTCTTTAATTGGGTCACTCATTATACGCCATAAATCACCAAGATCTATAAGTCCTGGTTCATCACAGCAATGAGGATGATGATGATGTTCATAACAAGGTATTGGGTCTGGTACACCAGGAGTAAGACAAGGATGTTCTTCATGTACAGGACAATCCTTAAATTCTCTACCTTCGTACCATGCTTTACTTACGCAATGACGCTTGCCTAAAAGAATCTCATCAAGCATAATCCTCGGTATAGGCTTAGCTTCAAGTTTACCGTCTATAAAACAAGCAGTAGGAAGCCAATATCTATCATCAGTAATATCTATGCCAGCAGGCACAGGCTTTCTTGATATATAAGTCCTAAAATGTATAGGGTCAAACTTGTATGTAACAACACAAAGTCTGTTATAGGAATTACGTTTATCCCAATAACCCTCCACAGTAGGAGAAACTTTACCAAGATTTTCAATCTGTAGTTTCATACTTAATTGATTTTGTTAATACTTTGGTTACATGTTTATATATGACAACTACTACAAATTCATGCAAACCTCTTGAAACTTCTCCAACATCCTCATATTGTTTAACTGGATGACCGTCAAAATAAAGTTCTATTGTTGCTTCTTTATAATCAATTTCAGTTCCATTATATTTAACTGTCAAATCGCCACAAGGAAGTACATGGTCATCAACAACTTCAAATCTTGCAAAGAAAGTAAGTTCAAGTAACTCTGGGTCAATATCACATTTGCTACCACCACCTTTATCTTCTTCACCTAATTCATATCTATCGTTATGTTCAGAATTAAGATAATGGTGTTTATAAAGGTTCATATCATCAGAATTAATCTCAAACAGAGGATGCTCACCGCAACTAACAAAAGCCTTAATATAGCCATTCTCATCAACAGGAAACACAAAACTTGTAGAGTTATCTTTACCTTTATATATTTGATTAATCTTTGCTTTTATATATTTAATAATAGTTTCTGCTAACTTATCTTTACCAAGTTTTCTAGCAGCAACGGCACTATTAAACATATTGAAGCACTCAATTATATTACTATTCCTATCTGTACAGTTTGCTTTACAGTCTTTAAGCATTTCTTCACCATAATCAGCCAACATAGCTATTATCTTATGATAAACACAAATATACTCCGCAGGAATAGTTAAATAAACATATTCGGGTTCAATAGGAATTAGTTTAATCATACCTTAAATAAATTATTATAAAGACGTTCTACACTAGCCTGTTGTTCTTCACTTAATATATTTAAGTTTTCAAGAGCATGAATAAGAATGGAAGTCCACTCTACCTTATTTCTCTTAGCTTTATTAACAACATATCCTTGTTGAGTAAGTACCATTGTTGTATTAACAACATTTAGTAACTTATCAGCAAGGTCATCTATAGCTTTGTTAGAAAAGTTTGTATCATACATAAGAACATCTTATTAATGATTAAATATTTTATTCATTGTATATACGGAATAATTATTAATTATAACTTGAAGTTTTGCGTGAAGCTGCCCAACTCTGATTACGCTATCTTGTCCGTTGTAAATTATTCCTATACACTCATTAGTAATCTCCGTTATCCATTCTTCTTTTAAACGGCTTGACAGATTTTTGTTGTCAAATTCGTATGCTGACAGAAGCGAATATAATTTGTAATATTCAGTATTGACAAATTTAGAAATATTAGATTTAATGGTTTCGACACTATTATGAATATTATTATGTATGACTATTCCAATACAGTAATCATTAATATTAAATTCAAAACTATCAAACGCTAAATTAATTATATTTCTACAATTTTGTGCTTCTTTAGCTTCAGCATTTCTGAAAGTTCTATCTAGTACATTATTTAGTTTAACTACGTTTTCACTGACTTCCTTAATAGCATTTGCCATTTCAATTAATGGCTTGTTTCTATGCTTGGATTTAATAAGTTCAACACCGCGAATAATAAGTGTGTATAATATAAAAACACAACTACTAATCAGAACGGTTGTATAAGAAGAATCTTTAATGGCATTACTAATAACATCATTTACTGCTGTAAATTCGTTCATTTGATAATGTTTAAGCATAATCGCTCATTTAAGAACGATTATGCTATTAGTAATACCTTGCTTGCGAACTACTCCCCCGTAGAAGAATCAATGCAAACCTTATCATCGCCTCCGTCAACAGAAGTTGTAGAAGCACCACTTGCGTCAGATGAACTACCGTCATCAAACAGCGCAAGAACATCATCAAAATTATCCTCTGGTGCAACAATATGAACAACCTGTGTTACAGGCTCATCACCTTGATACTTAAACTGCTTTGCTGTAGCAAAACGAAGAGTTACCATACCATACTTCTTATCCTCAACTGGCTCTGGATAACCTGGATAAATAGTATCACCATCACGATAAGTATATTGATAACCCTTATCAGCAGCACACATTGAAGCAAGATGGCGAATATAAGCCGCATCAACACAAGCGTGCTCAGCTTCAGTAATAGTAACTTCCTCACCATAAAGTGCATCACCAGCAGTCAAAGTCCAAGCATCACCAGGAATAAGACCCTCAACAGTAACCTTTGCACCGTCAGCAGTTGCTTTAATTGGAAGAGCACCAGTATCACCCATTGCTTGGAACTGATTTGCAAGAGACTTTGCAATCTCTTCAGCAGTCTTATCAACACCAATAGGAACGAACTCGGTTACAGTCCAATTAGAACGCTCATTAAATACAACACCTTTCTTAGTAAGAACAAGCGTATAATCGCGTCCGTATTTAGGCTCTGGTATAGTAACCTCTGCCTTGAACTTAACTGCATCATCCTCATTAGGCTCTGTTACACGTACTTGAAGCGTGTGAACATCTACCTCCGGAATAACCAATGCAGGAGAATTATTACCACGACCAAGAGCTATGGCAAAATTCTTTTTGGGAAGAGAAGAAGCAACCTTATTATCATCAGGCGTAAAAACCAAAAGGTCACCAGCTTTCATTTCAGAAAGGTCTGTAGGCTCTACACCATTAATGGTAGCATCACTCTTTACTATAAGTAAATGTTTCATTGTTTAAAAATTAGTTTAACTATTATTACTATCGTTAGCAGGAGAATAATTATTCCTCGTATTTTCTTGCTGTTGCTGTTGCTGTGCAGCTTGTGCTGCATGTAAACTACCTTGTAATGCAATGTGATATAAGTCAACAGCGTGTTTAACTATGTCAACGTGCATATAATCTGGTAAATCACAATCAACATTCTCAAGTCCATTATCCTCATTATAAGATACTTTAGCAGGTTTGCTAAGATAAGCAACTCTGAATATATTTGGTATCAAACCATTTGAAAGTTCTATATCATCACCTACATAATTACCTTTATCGATATGGATTAAAAAGGTTGAAGCATCAGCATTTGTTTCTTTATTACCATATATTGTCAGAATGGGAGACCTAAACCGTGGCGAAAGAACAAAGTCATTAAGTACATCTGCAAGATAAATATCATCAATAAGACGAACAGGAAAGAAGTTTGTATAAAAATTATCACCTCTTTTATAATTAAGACTAAAATCTACTAGAAATAGATAATTAGGAATATTACTTTCAGAAGCAAGTCCTAGTGAGTAAGCTGTAGCTTCCCAACTAGGAGTATAAGTATGCTTCTTTGAAGGTGTAAATTTATCAAATTCAACGTCCTTTGTCTTATATAAACTACGAAGAGTATTAAGCTGACCTACTTTAGAATTGTCAGTGATAACTCTATCAGAAGTAACACCAACATTCTCTTTAATCATTTGATTGACCGTATCTGAAATGCTCGTATTAATCAGTATGTCAATCTGTTCGGGAAGAATTGCACGAACATTTTGCATACCCATTTGCTGAGCATACTGACGAAACCAAACGTGCATATCATGTATATTCATACTATCAATCTATTAAAATAGTTTCAGTTTATTTTCGTAAGCAGTACGAACATCTTTATTTTCGGGATTATTGAAATAAGCTATTGCTTCATTCATGTTAGCACCAATAAATGTGCCCTCTGCTGTAGAAATTTGTTGATTATAAGATGACCTAGTAAGTTCACCACGACTAATCAAAGTTTCAATAAATGCTTTAACAGCAAGATTTCTATCCTTGATAATCTTATTGAATCTATCAGGTGAGTTATTAACAAACTTCATAACAATTTCAGTCTTTTCATCTCTTTGCTTGAGAAGTGCTGATGCAAGGTTTTCATTATTATAAACAACCACTGCAACAAATACTGCATTAAACTTCTTATCGTCAGTAGATATATTGACAAAGTTACGCATAGCAACAAGACGCTCTTCAGTAATCTGCTTACGCTTACTTGCCTCCTTAGCTTCATCTTTAATATAAAAACGATAAGTATCATCTGAATTAATCAGTGCAGAATCTTTAGCAACTTCGGGATAAAGAAGACAATGACGATAGATAAGATATTCTTCAGCATTTTCTGGTCTTCCATACTGATATTTAGAACTCTCCAAATCATTCAGCGCATTAATACGTGTTTTAAGAGCTTTCTTAATTTCAGAAGTATCAGACCTATCAACTGCATCATAAGCCTTTTCTATCTCTGCTTCTTTCTTAGCTATTTTAAGAAAATCAGACTTTTTGTTATAAATAAAAGAAGCATTAAGATGTGCATCTTCATTGCTAACAACAAACCTAATATTACTAAGCCATGCTTTAACTCTTGTAATAAACTCTGGATTATTATATGCAAGACCAACTATTGCAGGAAAGTATGCTTCAATTTCTCCTTTATGGGAAGAAAGAATACGACAAGAAGTAACAGAACTACCAATAGTTTCTGTTCTATGTCCCAATGCTTTCAAATTAGCCTTACGATAAGCAGAATAATTATGAACAAGTGATATAACTATATCTCGCTTGTCAACATATTCTTTATCCAAGTCATCATCGCCAAACGTATTTACCTTGACTGTGGCTTGCTCATCAGTCTTTATTTCTTCTTTTTCAACAGTTCCTGCATTACTTGCAGCATTAGTATTATCTGTTGCAGAATTAATCTTTATATCCATAGTTTAAACAGTTATTAGAGTACACACTTTAATTGGAACATCTTGGTTGCATTGTTTACCTGCAAACCATAAGAGTTCATAATCTCATAAGCACTTGCATCAACACGAGTAGAAATAGAAAGCTGCGGAACAGCACCCCAAGAAGCAGGTATATCAGCAAGTCCTTTATAAATACCTACCTTATAAATCTTACCCTTTAGACGAACCTTACGAACATTACGCTGTCCCTCATAAGTACTCATATCAATCAAAAATGCTTGATGTGAAGTAATAGGCAAACCTGTACGAGGATGTATCATACCATTAGCTTTAGCATTTTCTGCTATAGTTCCGTGGTCAAGGAAAGGAAGTGCTTTTACAGTAATGGTATGACCGTCAACAGTCTTATAACGACGGAAATACTTACCATAAGAAAGACCACCCTCAAAATCCTCAATCATCTTATCGCCAAGCGGAGTAGCAAAACCCTCTGAACGAGCATCGTTACGCATAGCCATATCAAAGTCCTGCATAAAGCCTTTACCACCCATGAGAACAACCTCCATTGAACCTGTATCAGTATCCTTATTAAGAACATCACCTACAGTACGCTCAATCTTGTTAAGAGTAAGAACTTCTCCATAAGTATCGTAATTGCTTTCACGACATATCTCCATCATACCTGCAGTATGAGGAATTGGTTTACCATTATCAACATCCTGAAGAATTATCTCACCATTCTCTGTACGGTTATATTCAGCAAGCCACAGACGCTCCTCATCCATAACACGCTTAGTAATATCAAATTGACGCATTTCCTCATTAATCCAAAGATTGGTTGTACCACCACCTTTAGTCTTAAACTGATACGTTACAACTTGATTAGCAAGGTCACCACCAATCTCTTTAGAATAACGATGAAGTTCAAGCTGTGAGGTCATCTTTCCAGGACCCATAACATTACTTCTATTACCCTTAGAATAAGACTGTGATACAGTAGGAGCAGTCATACTCCAATACTTACCCTTTTTAAGATTATCAAGGTCGCAATAAAGATTAGGATTAGGAGATGTAAGTTTAAGACGATAAACATAACCGCCATGAGTACCCTCACCAAGATCTTTCATAATACGTACCTGCGTATGTCCGTCTGGAGCTATCAAACCATACTGCTCAATAAGCCAATGAGTAGCAAACTCAACATCAAACATAGCACCACCTTTACCAGGTGTCTTATTACTCTCATCTACCCACAGAACATAATCATTAAACTTCATACGTCCCATAGTTTTCCAAGTCCACTGAACCTTGTCAATATCAACAACTCCAGCAGTACCTTGACCCTCTGTCAAGAATGTAAGCGGAAACCTGTCATCATCCATACCATAAGTATAGGTAAGAATGTTATTAATTTCCGCAGGTTTTTGAAGCATAAGATGAGCAAGAGTCTCTTCATTAGAATAGCCTCTATCATCATATTGCCCACGTGAAATTTCTCTAAGTTTGTACATAAAACAATTAGTTAATTGATTAATAATTCCTTGATTTAAAGTAATATATCATTAATGTCTGCTTTCTTCGCTGATTTAGACACGAACTTAATAGGCTTTGCAATACGTTGTTCCTTAGACTTTAAACGTAATTGATTAACCTTGTTTTCTTGAATTGACATATTAGCCAAATCTTTATAAGTTCCACCTGTAAACATTAGCCATGCAGCAAGAAGGTCTCTTTGCGTAAGTTCTTCTTCTGACATATTATTCAAATCTCTTTCGTATGCAGTAATTTTATTTCCATTTTCATCTGCTATATTTTTCCTTGAAAGATAATCAAAAAAGTCATTAGGAGTATAAATAAGTTTTTTACCATTTTGTTCTTTAGTAAAACTCTCTGGAATTTTAAATCCTGCAATAGTTCTACTATCAATAATCTTATTTACATTCTCCCAATACTTGGTAATAGCTTGTTGCTCTTGTTCTCTTTGTGCAGCAGCTTCTTTTTGCATATTCTCCATATACTGTTTGTCTTTAGCCACAAGGTTTTTAAGTTGAACTTGTGCTTCATCAAACAAACCACCGCTATCTTTCAAGTACTTAATATAATTATCATTCAAAGAAGCATTACCAAACTCTTTAGCAGCTATACGTATAACAGCTTCAAGTTGTGCTTCATTATCCTTATTAAGCTCTATATTGCTTCTATCAGGAATTTGTCCAAAACCTACTGGACTACCATTAACCTTGCAATAATCTATAAATTGAGGAATAATTGGATTAGCTTCCATAAAACGATTGAGTGTAGCATTTGCTATTTCAGTCGATTTAATATCCATTACAGAATCAACATACGCTTTAACGCCAGCTATTGAATTTTCAAATTCAACAGGCTTACCGTCCTCACCTGTAACCTCTATTCCAATTTCATCTTGAAGTTTCTTGATGTCAAAAGTGTCTTCTTTCTCATCTTTAACATCATCTTCCTTTTGAACAGTCTCAAGCCATTCCTTAACTTGGGCAGCAGCTTTAAAAACAGTTCCATTCTTATCTACAATGTCACCGTTTTCTGCTACTTTATAAGTCTGTCCCTCATATTCTATTTCAGTTCCTGCTGTTAGTTGAGAGCTAGCATCTTCGTTATTATGCTCCTCTTCTTTTTTCTTGTTATCATCATTATTATTGGCATTGCTATCCCCATTATTGTTAGCAGTAGTATCACCACTTTTATTTGTTATATCAGGGTTTCCCTTATCGCCATTAATAGACGCTGCATCAGCTTCTTTATTAGCTAATTGCTCACCACTGGGTTCATTGGTGTTACTGTTTTGTACATCAGTATCTTTAACACCATCTCCAAAATCAATGTCTAAAGCCATAAAATTAATGTTTTAATTATTACTATATGTTAGTTTGATGCAAATATAATATAATTATGTATATCATGCAATGGTTCACTATTATCATTAACATTAATTTTATTACTAGCTTTATCAACAATAATTATTTACAGTTAATTTGAAAATCATCTAAATCCCTATCAAAAGCATTATTTTGCCATGCAAACTATGCACAAACCACTATACGCAAAATATAGCCTATATTCCTCTCTACGGGGGTGCTAAAACAAACCAAATTTATTGTCCGATTAACTAATCAGCCATTAAAAATTTAACACGGTACAAATGATTTCCAAAGTGCAATATAAAATAAAATGTCCTCAATCATAGCTTACATTACTATGTTGAGGACAAGAAGTAGTCTGGGAATGTACTACTTATTTATCATACCTATTCTTATTAGTCTTAGCTATTTTAAGATTAGTATCAATTTCGTGCATTTTAACTTGCCTATCAGCAGCTTTAGAATAAGTATCTGCCATTAGTTTTTGACGTTCTATATTCAGCTTTGATTGTTCAATAGCACGTTTATTATCTTCACTCATTTGAGCAAGATTAGCTTTGATAGTTTGATCTTCGCCCCCCGTAGAAGAAATTGCTGCATCCAATTCCATACCTTTTAGTTGCATCTCATATTGATACTTCAATTCTTGCGTAAGTCTATCTTGCTCACCCTTAGCTGCAATCTCTTGAAGTTTATTTTGTATTTCTTCTTGCTTCAGCATCTGTTCCATTTGCTGCATTTGCTCCTCATGCTGGCGTTTGATTTCACTAAACTTCTCTACAGATGCTTTTATTTGAGTAACATTATCTCCTGTAATTGCTGCAAGAGCCATATCCAAATCACCATTCTGTGCTGCACTAAACGCCCATTGACGAAGTTGTTGAACTTTATCAACTTCTTTAGTATCATTACGAACCGTAGTTGAATAATCAGAATTTACAAAAGAATTAACATCAAGAGAAATATATCTTTTTCTTGCAAGTTCATCCCAATAAGAAGTGTCAAGTCCGTCAACATACGCTAGCTTAGCATAATCCAAATCACGATTATAATCATGAACACGGAACTCATCAAACATTTGATTAATAACAACAGAACCCATACTTGATTGAGCAATCGCATTTTGGGTTGTAGTAGCTCCTGCTGATTGTGCTATTTGTCCATAGCGTTGAGCGTTCATATCAACAAGCTCACGAGCTTCTACTTTAATACTTTCAATAAGATTTGTAAGTTCTGTTATATACTGACCCATATTAGCATTAAGAAGTCTTATTTGTTGGGCTTTAAGTGAGTTAGTATCTTCACTGTCATCAATAAATAATACTCCATCAGCTGCCATTTTATAGATTTTATCTTCTGTATCAGAAGCAACAAGACTTTCAGGTAGTAACAATATTAGCATTTTGTTCTTTGCTATTACCATTTCTCTGTGAAAGTATATGATGTTTCTTAATATCTGATATGGCAATATTATCTTTACTATACTAAATTTACCCATAAAAGGCAGTACTTCCATAATACCATTATAAGGCAATTTACCATTACGATTAAATGGAACTGGACGTGCCTTTACAGGATAAACAGCAGTATAACGTGTACCTATACGATAACCCTCATATACTTGAGGCTCATAAGCCCATTCAATAGATATATCACCTTGCTCTGGATTAACAACATAATTTTCATCAACTACTCTTGTTGTTTGCATACCAAGCTGGTTTATATATGTGAGAATACCACGTCTTGCTTCTCCTCTCCAAACAACATGCCAAACTTCATATAGCATGTTATTATCTTCATACATGGATATAGGAGAGTTTTTAAAGAAGTTTCTTTCTTCGTTAGTAAACTTTGAACATACATCTGCATAAGTTTCAAAATATTTACTATAAAGAAGCTGTCGTGTGGCATTACTGTTTTCCTGCCCATAATATGTTTCAAGAAAATTCCTATCTTCATCAGTAAGATTATCATCAAAGAAATCAAGTATTTGCTGATAACTCATCATCATCTTTCTTGCAAACATATCATGGTCTTCAACAAAGTAGTTTGAATTAGGAATAGGATATGCTTCAGTAACAGGTATTGATTCTTTAACTATTTTATCACCACGAACATCCGTATATGTATAGCACTCACCAAGAGCCACATAATTAAAATATGCTGATAAATAAACAAGATTGTCATCAGTCATTGCTCGAATGTATCCAAGCACATCTTGACCTTGTTTGCTTTCAGTATCAATATAATTACGATTAAAATTATCCATAAATTCCTTTGCATCAGGCATTGCTTGAGAGGGATCTACAGATTCTGCTGGCTGACCTTGTTGAGCAGCTTCATTAATCATTTGTTCATATCTTTTTTGGAACTCCTGTTGAAATGCTTGCTCAGCAGCTTGCATAATGCTTTCTTTAAGCTTAGCATTTTTATTTATTACTATATCAGGATTACTAGCTCCAACTATAAACTCATGAACACCTTTAAAATACTCTGATACATATCTTCTTACAACATCATTCATAATATCATAATTACGAAGCGTTGCAGGAAAACGTGTATATTTTTCTTTACTAGAATTATAAGGATTTAATGTTTTCTTATAAAACTTATCTGGCATATTACCATGAAGACAATTAAGCTGCAATTCTGTATCTTGTCTATCATTATAACCTATACCAACACTTATTATATAATCTATGCAATTAGCATACCATTCAGCTTTTTGTTTTTCAGCACCACTAACTCTTTGCTTAGGAAAATTAGCTTGCCATGTGGGAAATCCATTCATAATTATATTATTTTAAAACCAATCTCTTTTCATTATACTATTATCGTCATAATCTTCTTCTTTAATCTTTTTTCTATGCTCTAATTCTTTAGCTGCTTCAACGTTTTGACTTCTCCATTGTAACCCTCTAATTATCATTTCTGATACTCTATCATAGTTACCAATATTATTCCACATCTTTAATTCTACAATACTTTGGTAATCGTATATTGTGCGAAATAATCTTATAGGTCTATCAAGTTCATCTCTACCAACTTCAGAATAAAGCATTTCTTTAAGAATACGCAATCCTTCAAGTTTCTTAGCTTCAGTACCCATATTGACACCATAGCTACCAACAACTTTACCTTTAATACTATTATCCCATATTTCAACAGGGTCTTTCATTAAGTATTTCAATGCTTTCCATTTAGTAAAGTTACTAATAGTTTCACCACGGTTAACCTCAACTCCTGTAGTACCAATACAATTATAATACTTTGCTAAAAGCAATAATATTCTATCTGCTTCTTCAAGTGTTTCTGGACGACCATAATAACTTGCAACACACGCTGTTTTAAAGTTATTATATTTAGTTGGATTCATCCAAACTTTAATGCTATTATGTGAATGTTTAAGAGTAATACCTTTTGTATCTTTATTTATACCAACAGGGTCATAACTAATAGAATATAAGCCAGGAGGAGTACCATTTATTTGATTACCATGCACATCCCTATATATTATTTTTAACGGACTAAACCATTTGCGAATACAACCGTGTGGATGTTCATGTTCCTTTCTTGGAACACCTGTAATATAATCAAAATAATCTATATTATATCTTCCTCCCTCTGCTGCTATACGAGCATTTGTTCTAAACTCTACATTACCTCCTTTTTCAAACAGCATACCGTCAACATAGAAATTATATGCTGAATCATTGCGAAGTATCTCTTCCCAAATCATTAGCTCTTCACTACTAAAAATATTTTCAATAGCAGAACTAAAACTTTCAGCTGGCTGCAAAGCATATTGCCCAAGATAATTAATATAATCTGCAAATGACTTAGCATTTTCTTTTTGATATTGTCGTTGCTTAAAAGCAAGATGCAAACCAACATTTAAGTCAGAATTGCCATCTTTATCCATTGCCCAAGCATCCCCAAGCTTACCTTGAAGTCCCCAAGCATAAGGTTTGAAAAAACCACAAACTTCATGTCTGCAATCTTTATCCCAAACATTTTCAAAAGCAAGACAATTAAATGATTTAGGATTATAGAAATTACTAGCAAATGTTTGCATATCACCAGAGGTAGCAGTTCCCCAAGCAAATAAATTACCAGTAACATAAGCACCACTAGTCATTGCAGGAACTGTTGCATTCATAAACGCATCATAATTATCCATAGTGGAAACCTCCTCTACTTTAACTTTTAATGCGTCCTTACCAATAGCACAATCGGGGTTATTTTGAGCAGACACAGAAAATAACGCGCTGTTCCATGCAGTTGGAGCAACTGTTCCATTAGGAAGTTTATAACCTAGTACAAAATTTTCTTTATCACTTGTTAGAATACCTCGTTTAAAGAAAGTTTTAGTTTCATAAAATAGCAAATTTGCAATAGCAAAATCTGTAAGTCCACCTTTCTTTGTAAGATACTTCTTATCGATAGCTACATGTATATCAGTTTTATGAGGATTTAAGTTAACATCATTGGCACTATCACTAGCCATGATATAAGAAAATCCTCCACGACGTGTTTTATCTATGATAAGATTTTTACCATTAAGAACCGCAAATTCCATAACAGCAAACGTCCAAAACTGTGCATCTATAAAATTAGGAAAATCATAAAATTTCTTAGCAGTTGCTATACCTCCTGTAGTATTAATGGTACTTTCATCTACTTTCTCCATTAATGTATAATTAAGATAATTATACATGGCACCGCTAATATGTACATCTTGAAGTTTACCATTACGCAAAAGACAAGGCGCACTAAAGCCATGTCTTCTACGATATTCTTCTCTTTTTCTTAATTGTCTATAAGGAATACTATCTTCCTTATAATTAGTATATTTTTTATTGGCTCTATAAAAATCTGCCATTTCAGTAAAAAGATGAGTATTAACAAACTTATCCCCAATCTGAATATTAAATAGCAAACCCCCACTTTCACCAACTAAAAAATTATCATAAGGGTCATTCCACCCTGCATCTTTTGCATGAGTGTATTTAGTCTTATCCTCATTTATATAATTAAGAAAAGAATATTCATTAATAAATCTTTCAAAACTTACTTCTATCATATCATATCATTTAAATAACAATATTATCAAAGTGGCTAACAATCCACCACCAACAATACTTAATATATTTCTTTGCGTTTTATATTCTTTTGCAACAGTTTTATAATGCTCTATTTGAATACTATCATTTGCAATAATACTATCCTTTTTTGCATCTATTTGTTTAAGATATTTAAGTTCAGTCATCTTAATAACTGCTTTACGTAAATCAGAAACAGAAACAGTTACACTATCTCGTGTTATACCCCCCGTAGAGAGAATATGTGCATTACTCGCTGATAAGTTTATAGAACAAACTAACAACGCTATCGTTATCAATGCTTTGAATTTGTATAATTTCTGCATCTTTTACACTATCTAGTTTTTTTATATCAATTACTAAACTATCATTTCGTTTTTGAATAGTTTGTATTTCTTCAGTGTTTATGTCTATCACATTCTCTTCTACGGGGGTGCTAGAACAACAATGCGAGATAGTAATAGCTATTAATAGCACTAATGCAAAACCAAACACTATTACTAGTATATTATTAAATTCTTTCATATTATATCATCCTCCGTAAGAAGTGTGTAAGTAAATGTACTGCCATTGCCACACTCTATCTGCTTATTACAAGCTGTCATGAATGTATTAAAATCATCTCGTTTGGCAAAGACTTGGCAACCTGCGCTCCAACCGTCAACTATTATAGACGAAGTGCCAGCTTTATGAATATTAATTCCAAATATGCCAGTATCAATAGTACTAGGATTAAAATCATATTTGTCATCTTTATTATTATCCCTATAAACAGGTAATGGCTTAGCTTGGCAAAGAGCTTTATACTTACCCTTATGAAGTCCTATTTTATAAGCACTTCTATATTGACCAGGAACAAGTATAGCACATCCTTTATAATTTTGAATTTGTTTAAGAGATTTAAGACCTGGAGTAGTAGTAATTGGAAATACTTTTCTTACAAGTCTATCATCTTTATCTTTGTACTCTAATATTAGAGCATCGTTAAAATCGTTTGTACAAACGTTGCCATTACGCCGTACACCAACAATATTAAGATTATAATTTCCTTTTTCAAAATAGGCATAGCCTTTATTCTTCAATATTTCTTTAAGATTAATACCATTACAAATAGGTATAATATTCGTCTTCATTTAAAATAAATTTAATTCTTTATTAACATTTGCAGCTTGTAGTTCAAGTCTCCTATCTTCAAGTACTGCACAAGCTTCTTGTCTAAGATAATTAATTCTAAACCATTTTACAGTTTCTTCACCATTTGGATCTATACGATAAATAGGTACATTATTAAACCTTTGTGGTTGACCCCAAGCGTTCTTAATAAAAGGACTGCCAATATGACATAATCCTAAGCCAATACAAGGTATTCCAAGAATAAGCTCAACCATTAACGCATACATGCTTAATTGCATTGAATAGTGCATACCATTACAATTAGGGAGATGAGTTAATGGAGGTAGCATTGATTCAGTCTTATCTACCCATTCATTAGTAAGCTGATTAGGATTTGTATGTTTATCTTTTTTATAATAACCACTTGTAAATTGTAAACCTTGTCTATTAGTTTTCCAATCTAGAATAACAAAATTTTCAGGTTTATAGCATAATATATCAATAGTTCCACTAATACAATAGTCCATAAGATAAGCACCAATTTCAGAATAAATTGTGTAACCTTTGGATGTATAATAGTCAAATACTCTATAAATTTCCGCATATTTATAATTTGTAGCTTCTTTAAATTCACCTATATTAAGAGGTTTAGGAATAAGATTTGGAATATCAGCTACAGTAATCTTTCTTCCTGTTTTCACATCAATAAGATATTTGATTGCATCTTCAAACATACTTGTTGATTTAATGGCGTCCTCTATACCATTATGAGTAGCTGTACCTCTAGTACATGCTTCATCTGTAATATCCTGCCATTGTTTAGCAAGAGCTTTTTCTGTTGTATTTAATTCCCTAGCTTTCTTATGAAGCCAATATGCTTTATCAAACTTAGGAACATATTTATCATGTATAAGAGTAGTTACACTTGTATATTGATTACCAAGTGAATCATAATATTTATGACCGTCTTCTTCAAAATAAAGAAAATTACTGTTATATCTCTCGTCCATATTATATTCCTACATCTTCAGCGTTCATAGAACTAGTTACTGCTTGACCACCACGTGCTATCTCTGTTTCACGCTCATAAAGTAAGTTCTCCTTAGCTTCTGTTAGCTTTTTCATAATAGCTGGCAGGTCTGTTGCTTTTTTATTAACATCGTTAATGAGTTGCATAATTGTTGGAATTTCCTCTAAAGTCATTTGTGAATTAAGCTTCTCATTAATAAGATTATTTATTGCACTAACAGCAAGATTAATGTTGTGAATACCTTGCATGATATTCTCAACAACTTTACCTGCTTCAGTTATATTTTGCTCATAATATTTTTTAATAAGTCGAAGTACAAGTGTGTCAGGCAGGTAAGTAGCAGCTAACCCCGCCTGTTCATTAGCAAGTTTAAGACACTCCGGCTCACTTAGTCCTGCTTGTCTTGCAGGTGATTTTGGATCACCAAGATAATATATTATAATACATTCTGCAATATACTTAGTTTTATCTGGTGAAGTATCTCTTGCCCAAAGCTGGCGTAAATCTTTATCTACAAGTTGTCTAACAGTTGGTGCTTGAGGCATACCTGTATTATCAAGATTAAGCATATCATCTATTAATAATTTTCTGCTCATATAATTCTTATTTAATAAGTATCTACTTGCCTAAAAGTACTACTATAACCTGCCATGTGAATATTAGCTATACTAACACCACGTCTAAGACACCAAGTATGATAAGCGTCAACATGTTTTCTGGCATTAACTGCAATGATATATCTTAAATATCTTTCATGCTCTCTACGTCTAGCTTCGTAATCAGTAGTTTGTTTTCTAAAAACAATATATTCTTTCTTAGTTAAAGTGCGTCTTGCTTCTTTAATCATTTCAGCATAACCAGGTCTAAAATAAAAAGGAGCTTTAACATCGCTATAACGTAATGTACAGCAATAAGGAATACCTACCCACTTATTATGAACAAGCACCTTAGCTGCATCAGTTTCAAGCTGTTCAACAATTTCTACAGCAAGTTCTTTGTCGATAATATTATCGTCAATTGTTTTTAATATATCCTCTTTTCTTACAACAGTAATAGGTCTTTCAGTACCCGGATATTTATATTCATCTTTTGCCATAGAATTAATATTAAAAGAAATACGGAGGGTTTGTGTCTAACCCCCCGTAGAAAGAATATGAATTGTTAGTTATTAGTATCAGCTTCCTCTTCTGTTTCAACAGAAATAAAAGGAGAGTCATAATTATTTTGAACGGTAGAAACTACTTCTGCGTGTATATTGCAGTTAGGTATTAGCTTAAACTCAACAAAATAATAATAGTTATCATCCTTTAAAGCCTCCATATAAATATCCTTGTCATCCTTGCACAGATTAACAACACTAGCTATTGACAAAACATTAATGGGAGAATTAATCTGATAACCCAATGCTAAATCAGAACCAGCAATAATAACAGGATTGCCCAAAGTAAGACCATTACAAAAATCACTCTCTGATTCACCACTACAAACAAACAGAGGCACTACAGAAGAAGTAATGTTCTTATTCTCTTTGACACTGTTAAGAACTATTGCAAGCTTCTCACGATAACAAAGGGCAATAATAGAATACTCTGGTGCAGGCTGAAGATGCTCAACACAACTCCGAAGATAATCAGCAGTAATTTCAGTAACATCCGTTGGAAGTTTAAGAACTACTTTTCCTGCTTTACCATTAACTTTGAATGGTTCTCCATTGATTTTAAATGCTTTCATACTTTGATGTACTTTAATAGTTAAATATAATTTTTTATTTTAGCAGGAGAGCTTTTAATAAAGAAACAACTCCTGTTGGCAAAGATAATATTAATATTACACAAGGTGATAATCATAATGATTAAAAACGTTAAATTTAATATTTATTCTATTTTGAATAAATATTTGTTAAACCCCTATATATAATAATGTACGTGTACATTATTTATTATATTTGCAGATGGTTAGTAAATAATTAGTAAAGTGTACTGCAAATAACGTAGCAAATGACTTTATTAAATGTGAGTTGTAACATATTTCATTTGATTAATTCGAGGTTTTATAAGGTTATTTTTCTCGTCTGATGTTCACTTGATAGAAAGCGAACTTAGATTCTAAAACGTAAAAGTACAACGATTTTTGAAGATTTAATCAATAGCGATTGATTGAATGACGGCATTAGTTGAGAAACTAGTGCCGTTGTTTGTTTTTGTAAGCAATAGAAAAATTGTTTTTTTTTTGCAGTCAAAATACAAGTAACAAAATAAATAATGCTATATTTGCATAATTAAATTATTTAATTATGGCAGAATATGTGGATAAAGCAGGCATTACAGTATGCCTTAATAAACTGAAAGATTATATAGATACAACCGCTGAAAACGCAGATACGGCAATAAGCGACTATTGCTCACCAACTTGCAGCTTCCGAACTCTTACAAAAGGCAGTACATTTAATTTTAAAAGTGGTATATATTTTATTTGTGATGCAAACTGTACTAAAACTTATCCAAATCTTAGTGAAGTTACACATGTTATAATAAGTGAAGGTTATGTCGATAATGCTAATATGGTAAATCATAGTACTGGTAATATACTTTTTACTATAACTGCTTCTAGTAATCATTATGTTTTAACAGCAAAAAGTGATATATACATAACGAATATAACAAATTTTACAGGATTGGGATATTAAATTGATATTATTAATATTATTATAATAGCTCTAAGAGAAAATCTTAGAGCTATTTTTGTATAAGTATAAATGGTAGTGAAAGGAAAATAAGGAAAATGAATGAGGAAGAACGAAAGAAAAAGAAAGGAATAAATAAAATGAGATATAAATAAAATGCAAAAGAAAAGAATAAAGAAGAATGAGTAAAAAATAAAGAAGTTGAAATGAGAAAAGAAATGGAAAGAAGAGTAAGGAAGAAAGAGTAAGGAAGAAAGAAAATAAAATATTAAAGAAATATAACGAGAAGAAGAATAATAGAAAATTTTGATGTATAGGTAAGAGAGGGAAGATAAAAGAGAAAAGGAAGAGTGAGGTAAAAGAGAAAGAAAGTTAAGAAGAGGAGAAAATTTGAAATTTTTAATGTATAAATAAGAGAGGGAGGTATTGTAGCTGAACCCCCGCCAGTTCATAAGTAAGTCAAACCACCCCCGCCATGTCAAGCAAAAGAGACTCCTTTTCCTCTTGAAAACAAAGCGAATTTCTCATCAAAACAAAACGAATTTTGGATTAAAAATTACAATTATGAAGAATATTAAAAACAAAGTGGTTAGCCACATCATTGAGAATGGTTTTGGCTATATTCTGGTAGCAGGAATTGTTGCACTTGCAGTGCTACAGATTATCAGGGGTGAGTGCATCTATTGAGCATGGTAATGGCAAATGGTAGCATTGTGACACAACGTGTCATGGTGCTGCCGTTTGTTACACACTTCCCACTCATCAAAACAAAACGAATTTTGCTCATTAAAACAAAACGAATTTTGGTGTGATAGTGGTACTGTAGCACGTAACGCATTATGCTATACTTGATAGAGTTGACAGCCATATCAAGATAGGTAATGACGTATGATGTTTACTTTACTCACTTGTTGCCCATTTACTTATTCATTTATTTATTAATCATTTAATTCATTACAAACATGAAACATTCAGAAATTATCGAGAGTATGATTAAGAAAGGTGCAACCAAGCTGGCTGATACTTTTCAAGTGTTGAACGTCAATGTTAAGGAGGAGGACAACTACACACGTCTGACCCTTACACTTGACAAGGAGTTTGATGCAATGGTGAGGCAGGAGGACGGCACTCGCAAGCTGCAAAAGACGAATGTACTGTTCACAAGCACGTACAGCGTTGCAGGCTTGATGAAAACGAATCCAAAGCTTTCACTTGCGGCAGGTCATTGTCTTGAGCACGTTAACGCATTTAAGGCAGTTCTTGCAGGTGTTAAACTTCAGCTTCTTCAAGAAAAGGTCAAGGAGGGTACTGATTACGTTAGTCCTTTCGCTTCAGACCAGAGCAACAAGAAACATTACGACCACGATACCATTATTACTCACATTATTGGTATTGACAACGTTAATGAGGTCATTCTTGCGCAAATCACTAACTATATCCTGTTTGGATAGTAGATAGTATAAACCGCTTGTTCGTGGCAGTGTGCTGCGGACAAGCGGCGATTTTGTGATTCTGCAAAATATTACAACCTGTTACACATAAGTGTTCCATTGAAACATTGTGCTGAATCATTTTACACGTGATTTTGACAGTTAGCGAAACCTGAACGGGGAGCATTTGCTCATAATAGTATAAATAATGATGATAGTATTAATCTAGAATAAATAAGTGTTTTATAATTTCACTTTCTTCTTTATTACTATTATTATTACTATTATTATTGTCAAAATAAAATGCTCAAATATGACTTAAATCATCATATCGAGCATTAGGAGGTGCACCTCGACCTGGGGTGGGAAGATGAGATTGAAGATTATTATTATTAGAATTTCCTATCGTTTCTACATGCAAAATATGTAACTTTGCTACGCTGCGTGTAAGCTCGCTTACTTACGCTAGCGTAACGCAAAGTTACACTTTTTGAATGAGAAAACAATGGAATTAACAATCTTTCGTGCTATTTGTTAATGACAATTAACAATTATGCACCTTGACTGTCAAAACTATTATGAGGAAGAGTTCTATTAAGTGATAAGTCTATATCAAAATCTATATTGTCAGTAACATTTGTTCACAATTTAAATGGACATCTAGAGCTGGAAAGTGATTAGATGAGGCTTTAAGTGTAGGTTTAGGAGTATCAAAATCATTAGTTCCCCCTTATCAGTCGCTATATCATCTTCTCTCCTCATTCTTCCTCACTTCCATTTCTTTTCAGCTTATCCCTCCTCACTCTTCATTCTCTTTCCTCATTCTTCCTTACAACTATCATCTAACTCAACACTTCGTCTTCATCATATTATAAATCATACTATATAAGTCATTATAATTTATGACTTTCTATTCCTCATACGTCTCTATAAACACGTTAGGAAAATCATTATGATTTTTATTATGATTATGACTACCTGCACTATTCCTGTAAGTCTTTTGGCTGATTTATTTCAGCTAATATAACTTTACTCTCTCTTAATAGAATAAATATAATCAATAATACATTTTGTTTCAATATGTTTTTCAATATAACATTGTGTTACATCATGTTTTGTTTTTGTATTTAATTCTATTCTATCTTTTCAATTTACAACAATATTCTTAACACTTTAAACATTAGGAGGACTAATTATGTTAGTAGCAATACTAGAAGATAAAAATACATCAAGTTATCATATACTTGGCTCTTTATATCGTAACGATATTGATAAACTTATTGACAAAATCAATGACCTTTATAAATTGAGTTTGCATGAGGACTTAACTTATAATGGTGATGACGATTACTATGTTTATCACAATCTTAAAGGTGAAAAACAAATAGATTTGGTTATAACAAATGTTCGCCAATGGCATTTTAATTAAAAATTAAATAAAGAAAAGGAGAAATAAAATGAATAAGAAAGTTTGTGGGGAACCCCCCGTAGAGAAGAAATATGATGATATTCAGCCCATGATATACAACAATCATATACATCATTATGTTCAATCTTATATCGCGTCTATATTACAACATCGTGATTTAGGTAAGAACTTTGCAGACCCTCAAGATGTCAAAATATATCATCTTGATAATCATCCTGCATGGGTTAAGGCTATTACTAATTATGGCACGTTCACTATTAATAAGCGTGCTATGCTGAATGTTGAATTAACAGCATTAAAATGCTTATGATTATGAAGTCATCAATAAAACGTAACGTCATTGCAATTTTGATACTGCTGTTATATGCAGCTGTCATTATTGCTACACTGTGCATGACTGATTCAACAGCAGTTGTTGCATTAGTGTTCTCAATATGTGTATTATCATACGCATTAATCTTAACAGATAAATATTAACATCACTAACAACTTAAAATATAATTTATAGCAATGAAAACAACAGATTTAATTCAAACTCTAGACGATATAATACGTCTATCAGTACAAACAAAGTCTAAGGTAAATGATTTATCAGACTATGAAAGAGTATGTGTAGTATCTATTAAAGAAACATTAGAATCTTTATGCTCTACAACAATAGATAAATCCCATTTGCCGCAAACTTATGAAGAGATGTATAAGTCTATTAGTTCTCGTTTGATTAAACTTGAAGAAAGAGTTTCAGCGTTAGAACTTACTAAAACATTTACATTTCCTCAACCGTTTTTAATTAGCTGAATCATTAACAATTTGAAATCACACAACATGAAAAAGTTTTATTTCTTTAATTCTTCAAGAAAGAATGAAAATTGTCCTTTGTCAATATGGGCATTAACACCACATGCAGCATTTTGCATGGCATTACGATATATGCTGGAGCATGGGTATAAAGGTAGTCCTGTAAGGATTGCTTTATAAGGTGTTAAATATGGTTGATTTAGTCAACGTTTGCGAATAATTAATTATATTTGCATCATTAATATAATAGTGAGGAATAATCAGTGTTCTCTCGTCTAAATGGAACATATATTTTGGTTATCAATGTAAGCAGGTAATTCAATACATCAGCAGCTTTAGGACACTCACTATTTTAATGTTATGATATGAATATTTTTGATTATCTTGCAGTTGACATGGATAGTTATTGTCTGAACCATGATTTTGATGAATATGACCTGTACGGAGAACGTATGGAGCAAGAATCAGATTGTGATACAGATATTGTTATGGAATAACCATTTAATAAATAAATAAAAATGAATAAAGAAGAAACAACAGCTACTAAGGGCAGAAGAACTAAACTTAGTAAAAAATCAGTGGAAGAACTTGTTAATATCATTTTAAGGAAAGATGATGTTGAACGAGGACTTCGTGAAAAACTTAATAATAGTCAAGACAAATATAATGAGACTATTAATACTCTCTCGACAGATATAGATGATGTATCAAAACAATATAAGACTCTTAAAGAGACGTATGAGAAACTTCGCGATAATTATACTACCATAGCCGCTATGAATAAATCACTTGTTGATAAGGCTAAAGAAGTTCATAGTCGTCTCGTAGATGCAAATAACAGAGTATTTAAACTTACAATTTCTAATGCTATCGCGTATCTGTTTCTAATTATAAGCATTATAGTTATTATTATCTTTTAAAAACTTCTTGTAATATAAAATCTTAGTATAAATTATTCAGTTAAGTCGATTTTTATAGATTTCGCGATTTGCTTAGAACTTGGTGCTATTGTCTGTGAAGATGATAGCATTTTTATTATAAACATTTAAAACAATTAAAACAATGAAACAAACAATTATATTATTAATAGCTATTATAGCTTCTTCAATAACACTTGGTGTTAGTTGCACAGCAGTAAATAACAATAATGCTGCTGATAAGAATATATCTATTATAGATAGTCTTAAACGTGAAATTATTATTCGTGATAGCACGATTAATATGGCTATTGAACTTATGGATAAGAACCAACTATGGGATAAAGACGGTTCTGATGAAATGGGTGATTTTCTTATTAATCTTTCAAGATTATATAATAGATGACTAGCTCTGTAAGTGCTGATATTCTTAATGTTCTTGATAATAGTTATATCAATGAAACAGAGGATATTATAGAGGAAATCACAGCGGATTTTGACTGCGACAGTGTTCCATGTGGTCTATTTTGATGTTTTGTGTTAGTGTGAGGGACTTTTGTCTTTTGGCTGATAAATTCTTCAGTCATTAGACAAAAGTCTTTTATAATTAAAATTAAAAAATTATATAACAATATGATAGTAAATATATATTATGCTAATCCAAATGTTCCTTTTAGTGAAGATGCTTGGAAATGCTTTACTATACATAGAGAAATAAATGTTAATGTAGGTGATAATATTAACATTACAATAAACGGTTGTGAATATCATTTATTAGTTAATGGAAAGACTGTTAAACTTGATACAACTGGCTGTATTATTGAATATGATTATACTTGCATAATACGTGGAATAGCTATAGATAAAGATAAATTGAATGATGAAGTAAATGATATGCTTAAATCTGCTGGATTTGGCGCATGATGTGCATATTCTTCTCTACGGGGGGTTAAACATAAGCTTCATTGGCATGTACTACTAGTACGGTGTATGATGCGAAATCACAATGAAGCACAATGTGATGATAATATCACAGATACTGATTATTAACTAATAAAATTTTGTTGTAAAGAAATGAGTAATTTTGATGAAAACAAAGCATGTAGGAGTTTGAGTCAAGTATGTAAAATTGATTCGCGTAACAAATGGATTGAAGTTAATCGTGGAACTATGGTTGGTTTAAGACGATTAGCTAAAATTGATTTTCTTGTGAATAAATGCGGTTATAAACTCTCTTATGGTGGCAGAGTGGCTGTTGGTGATAAGTTTGATTTATCAGATAACACTAAGGCTAAATATGCTAAAAAGGATTCTAAATCACATAAACTTAGTGATAAGCGTAAGAAATGAATACACTTGTTTATAATTTTAAGTTTAAGCCTATTGCTAAACGCCGTAAGAAAGCTGTAGCAGTTAAGGAACGTAAACTTGCAGCCAATGTAATTGGTATAGTATTTATTGAAGATGGTGTATATAAAGTGCATGTTAGTTGTGCTACATCTGAAGAAGAAGAATTACCACCGCAATTAATATTAGAGTTTACTCCAGATAGTTATAATCTTAAAGGTCATACTAAGGCTTTTACGAAATGCTATACACCACGAGATAAATGGACTTGTTATTGCAGAACAAGAGAACATTCTACATTATTTCCTAATTTAGCTGAACAATTAGTTCCTTTTGCTCATAATTGGGAAGTTAAAGGCTGGATTGTTAGACGTAATGGTCAATTAATGTTTAAGCTTAAACAGGCTCTTACTATTCATGGATATAATATGTGGGTAGCTGATGAAGGAGGAAGTGATGATTGATATTAAGTTAACTACTGCTAATGGTAGAGATACTGCAAATATATCTAATTTCACAAAAGGACAATTAGTTGCTTATAATGAACTTATTAAGTTTATTAATGCTCCTTATGATGAAAATGATTATAAGCGTGCATTAGTTGGTCCTGCTGGTACTGGTAAGACATATCTTATTAAATCAGTTTTAAAGAATTGTTCAATGAGTTATGGTATTATTGGTCTATCAGCTCCAACACATAAAGCATGTAGAGTTCTTCGTGAAAGTATTGGAAATATAGCTTGTAAAGTTATCACATTACAGTCTGCATTAGGTTTTCGTCCTAACTACGATTTTGATAATTTTGATATAAATAATATTGAGTTTAGTGCATTAGGTAAAATAAAGATTGCTAAGTATAAATTATTTATTATTGATGAAGCATCTATGATACCTGATAAAAGTAAAAGCAATAAAGGTGGATTACGAACTTTTCTTGAAAGGGTTTGTAAGAAAAATGAATGTAAGATAATATATATTGGAGATGACCATCAATTACCTCCTGTAAATGAAAAACATTCTACTGCTTTTCTCAATGTTAAATTATATAGACTAACAGAAATTGTAAGACAAGATGAAGATAATCCTATAAGTCCATTACTTGCTATACTTAGAGATGATATAGACCATAAATCTTTTAAGTTTTTGGAATATATTTCTAAACATAAAGAGCAGTTTGATATTGACAATACTAAAGGGTATAAAGTTTGTAATCAAGCAGAGTTTAATCAGTTAGTTTATAATAATTTCAACGATGAAAGGATTACAAAGGATATTGATTTTGCTCGTGTCATTAGTTATAAAAACATTAATGTAAGTTATTGGAATAATGTAGTCCGTAATGCTATCATAAAAGATGCAAATAAAGGAATACTTACTAAAAATGACTTAGTATTAAGTTATATAACTATTGTTGATAATTTTATGGATCCTATTATTCTTAATAGTGAAGAATATATCATTAGAGATATTGTCAATTATACTCATCCTACGTATGGGCTAAAAGGATATATGGTAACATTTGCCGCTATACATGGTGGCAAGCAAACTAATCCATTGTTCGTTGTTGACCATGCAGACGCATATAGTATTAATGCTTATGTGAAACTTAGTGACCAACTTGTAAGTGAAGCTAAAACTGCTCCGCAACGTATTAGGTCTCAAAAGTGGAAACAGTATTTTGCATTTAAAGAAGGATGTTTATTATTATGCAATATTGCTAAAGCAAATGGTAGTATATTATATAATAGAAATCTTGATTATGGCTTTGCTATAACTGCTCATAAAGCACAAGGTTCTACTTATGATACTGTACTAGTTGATGTTAATGATATTGTATTTGATAAACATGGTACTGTTTATACAGATGCAGAGGAGATAAATCGACGGCTCTATACGGCTATAAGTCGGTGTAAGTCAAAAGCATTTTTGAGATTTGGGGCTTAGGGTGTCGTGTGTTCGTGTCTAATGGGCTGTGCGATTAATTGTAAGCAACCCTTATTTCTCTTCAATAGCGACAAAAATAAAATGTAAAATAACAATGATAAAAATGTAAATAATAAAATGATTGTTAGTTTAGCAAGTGATGTAGAGGTTTTTCCTAATCTATTTAGTATTGGTTTCGTAGATATTAGAAGTTATCTTCAAACCTTTGCTGATTGTGTAGATGATAAAGGAAATGCTATACCTATGACTGATAAGCTAACTGTTGCAGAAATAAAGCAACGATTAGATAGTGTTAAAAAATATAAGTTTTATATATCAGATACTGATGATTCTCAACTACTATCTATCGTTGCTTTTATTAATAATATGCAAGCTCATTATGAAACAGATAGTTATGGTAATCAATATCCTGTAAGATATGACGTTTATGGTTATAATTTTCAAGGTTATGATGATTATATGATTAAAGCATTTCTAATGTATTTTGATAAATATGACAATACTAAAGAATTGCTTAATAAATTGTATGATTTGAGTAAGAAAATTATTAAATCCCAAAAGGATAAAGATAGTTTTTATAATGATAAACAACTTGATCTTATAAGGCATTATAGATTGCCGTATGCAACTGTTGATGTACAAAAGGTTTTTGCATTAAACGCTGTAACAGTTACTTATGATAAAGAGACAGGAGAAAGAAACAAGTATGGTAAACGATTAAAACAAGTTTCTATTAATCTCAAATGGTATAATCTATTGGAATTTAGTTTACCTCCTATTGATGAAGAAGAAGCTGATATATATTGGCGTAAATTTCCAGGATATAGAGGTATGAGTGTTGAGCAATTAAATACCCTTATAACACAAGATTTTGATAGATATGTTTTGCCTAAATATGTTGAGTCTATGCTTGACTATAATTTTAATGACATATATCTTGTCGCTGAAATAGTTAGACAAAAACCCGATGAGATTAAGCTCCGTTATAGTCTTGGTAGTGCATTTAAATTAAATCTTCTATGTAGTTCTCGTGCTAACATTGCTGACAGACTGCTAATTAAATTTTATTCTGAAATGAGCGGTCTAAAAGTTGAACAGTTTAAAGACCTTAGAACTGAACGTACTAAACTTAGTTTTAATAAGATTATATTTCCTCATATAAAGTTTCAAACTAAAGAACTGCAAGATATGCTTGCAGAAATGAAACAAGTTGCTATTTATCATACTAATAAAGCAAGTTTTGAGAAAGTAGTAAAATTTAAGGGTAGCACATATACTCTTGCTACGGGGGGATTGCACAGTAAAGATATACCTGCCATTCTTAAATCAACTGACAAATATACATATATTCATTATGATATAAGCAGTTTTTATCCAAGTGTTATGGTTGCATATAAAATATGTCCTAAACACCTTAATCAACCTGTATTTACTAAAATGGTTGATTATTTTAGAACTACTCGTATTAAATGTAAACATACGTCAGATGATGTAGAACAGTGTATTAAAGGTGTAAAGAATAAACTAAGTGCAGAAGCATTAAAGATTGTAATAAATGCTATTTATGGTAAATTTGGCAGTGATAAATTCTGGCTATATGATAGATTTGCACAATTACAAGTTACTATTAACGGACAATTAATGGTAATGATGGTTGTAGAAGCTCTTGAACTAGGTGGAATACATGTTGTATCAGCTAATACAGACGGTATAATTGTTAAACTACCAAATGATAAACGAGAAGAATTTAAACAAATAACTGATGATTGGTGTAAACAAAATGGTTTAAGCGCAGATAGTGAGGAATATAAAATATTTGTAACAAGAGATATTAATAATTATCTTGATTTACAAACGAATGGAAAAACAGAATATAAAGGTGCTTTTGATCCAAAGCAATACATTAAAGATTTAGGTAAAGGATATGACATGCCAATAGTTGCTAAAGCTGTTGAAAATTATTTTCTTTATAATAAACCTGTAATGGAAACTTTAAAAGAAAGTAATGATATTCTTGATTTCTGTAAAACTCAAAATGTGGGAGAACAGTTTGAAATTGTATATGATACTTTTGAAAATGGTAAATCTATAAGAAAATATAGTCAACGTAATGTTAGATTCTATGTTTCTAAATGTGGTGTTATTATTCAAAAAGAACATAAAGCAACTAAAGCTGTTCAACGATTAGCTCATGGTTTGCCAGTGATTGTAATTAACACGCTAGATGATAAACCTATTGAAGAACGAGAAATAGATTATAAGTATTATTATGATGAAGCATATAAGAATATTAATCCTATTATGCTTGGTATTTCTCAATCACAAAAAGCTGATCAACTACGTGGTACAAAAAGTGGCAAAATAACTCTTAAAAAATATGCACATGATTATCAAACATTATTCACAAATGATGATTTTTAAATAACTATTATGGTAACTGCTGAACAACTATTTGAACAAGCTATCATTCATTGGAGAGATGCAAAAGGTAGAGGTACTGCTTTTATTCCTCAGCCATTGGATGATAAAGCTATGGTGTTAGGTATTCTTCAGCGAATTTATATTCGCAATCCTACACAAGAAGTTATGATTGTAGTCAATACGTATAATGAACGAATTGACTTAATACAATTTCTAACAAGACAAGGTAATGAGGAAAATGATGATGAGTTTAAAAAGTTAATTTCAACTAAGAAACTTAAACTTGTTTCCGCTAATTTGCTTGAAAATAACCTTGAGTATTTTAATATTAGATACAGATACTTAATTGTTTATCATGTTAAAGATATTAGTAAAATATTATCTGCCATGATTGAACATGCAAAGTTTGTATGCAATGTTTATAATATTCTTGCAAGTGATGAAACAAGAAATATTCTTTATTCAACTTGTCCTTTATTGCCAGATTTCAAACAAAATGAAATCGATAGTATTCGGAGAAGCACCCCCGTAGAAGAAGAATTGATTGGTGTTGATTTTGGTGAAGCTGATGCAGTCATTTATGATAGATATACTAAATATATTAATGAATCTATTGCTATATTTGGTAGTCTTGAAATAATGAATACTGCTCGTCTTGGTGATAGAAATACCAATAGGTCTGAAATGGCAGTCTGTTATGATATTGCTAAGGAAAATGGGTGGAATGAAAGACTTGATATGAGTATTGGTTTTAATAAGCAAATAGATGCAATGTTTAATCCTAATGCTCTTAATACTCGTGCATCTGACACCTATTCATATATACATAAACGTATGGATTTCTGTACAGATTATAATGCCAAAATAGATGTAATTCTTCGTCTTGTAAAAGAAAATGTAAACAAGAAAATATTGATAATTAATAAGCGTGGTGAATTTGCAAGTATTGTTACTGCTGCTATTAATGAGCAAACTGAAGCATTATGCGCTAATTACCATGACAAAGTAGATAATATTCCAGCTGTTGATATTAATGGACAACCAGTGTTTTATAAAAGTGGAGTAAATAAAGGCAAACGTCGTATGATGGGCGCACAAGCTCAAAGAACTCTGGCTGTGCAACAATTCAATGATGGTTTAATTAATGTATTATCTACAAGTGGTTCACCTGATAAATCTTTAAATGTTGATGTAGATATGGTTATTATAACATCTCCTGCATGTGATGAAATCGAAAATTACATTTACAGATTGTCCTCAGTGAATTTTGTTGGCTGTCATATTCCGTTGTTTACTCTCTATTGCAAAAACAGTATAGAAGAACGTAAAGTGCTGGAAAAAGAGCAATCAAAGACGCACAAAATAGTTAATAATACTGAAAATGAGGTTTATGCTGATAAAAATCTAGATACTATCATTGTCAATTAGAAAATAATATGTATATTTGCACTGTAATTAATAAACAAGCTCTTTGATTTAATGAATGAACAAGTAAAAGAACCAAGTAACGGTGATAGTCGTACATTGGCTATTAGACATGACGAAGCTCATACCGGTCTAAGTGTTCTAAATCTTCTTGATGATAAACAACTTGCAAGTGCAGAAGTTTTCTTAAAGAAGTTACTAACTACTGAAAAAGGTGGTATTAAAAGCGTTAATGAGGGTTTAGCTATTCTTATGAGAGCGCAAGATTTGCAACTACCTTTTAGTACATGTATAGAACACATCCATGTTATTAATGGTAAAACAGGTGTTGATATTCATATCATTAAATCGTTATTATCGAGGGCAGGAGTAGTTTGGGAATGTACTAAAGATTATACTCCACAGTATAATTATACTGACGGTAATACGATTTATCTTGAAACACAATTACCAAATTATTGTGTTAAATGTCGTACCGCTGAAGAAGCAGTAAAAGCTTCTAATGGCGAAACTGTTGGTGTGTATCCGCTCAAATGGTATGTAGATTTAGGTGGTAATATATATAATGAGTTTCAAGTAAGCGATAAATGTGTGAAATGTATCAATCGTGTACAAGCTAATAAAGTTAAAAGCGAGGGTAAATTTCCTGTTATTCGTGTACCTGCACAACCTATTGATTATGTTACCGAATATAAATTTACAAGGTGGCAAATGGTTGGTGGTAAACGTGTTGAAAGACATGCTACAAGTCATTTTAGCTACAGTGAAGCACAAGCAGCTGATTTCTTTAAGAAAGATACTTATAAGAATTATGCTCGTGTAATGATTGGTCACAGAGCTTTTACTCTTGGAGCAAGAGATATAGCAAGTGATATTCTCTTCGGAGTTATGGAAACTTCCGAAATTAAGTTAGTGGAAGATGTTGGTCTAACTTCTACAGACTTTGAAAATGCTGAAGAAATTGAGGCAATAGACTAACAAAAAGAACGTATTATTATAATACATAATTTCATTATTAACATTTTAAATTTAAAAGTTTATGAAACTTACAAACAAAATCGCGTTTAGCGCAGAGAGTTTTAAAGCTCAACAGAGTGGTATGAAATCATCAGTAGTTAATGCAGAGCCTACTCTTACTGCAAATTCTACAGCAGGTAAATTTACTATTAGTGCTCCTGTTTCTAAGGCACTTGGTATTCCTGTTGGTGGATTTATTGGTTTCTTGAATGATAGCGAGCATGTTGAAGCTCTTATACAGGAGCGTACCGCAGAGATTCTTGCTGTTGCTAATGAGCTTGGTGTTGACATTGATACTCCTGCTGGCCATAAGGCAGTAGTTGATGCGGCTACAACTTGGGCTATTTATAAAGGTGTTGCTAAGGTTGACCGTGTAGGTAATCCTATTATGGTTTCAGAGCGTTATACTAAGGAGGATAAGCTGAAGTTCATTGAGGAGCATAAAGCAGAGATTGTAGAAGCAAATCGTGATGAGCTTATTAGCCGTGTTGGTGATGAGAACGCATCTGATGCTGAACTTGCAGAAGCAATAGTAATTGAGGATATACCTTCTCCTCAGACACAGGATTATACAGGTTCTCGTTGTGCAACTACTTCTAATGCTACAGGTGTTGGTGTTGCACTGAACTTTACCGATACTGCTATTTGGAATCAGCTCAAGTATGATTTGGATGAGAAGACAAAGGTTAATCGTATATTTGATGTTGACCTTGCAACTCCTATTACTACTCATGTAAATAATGGTAAAGAAGAGGTTGAGGTACTTGCTTTCCCACTTGTTGAGCGTGAGGATAAAGAGCCGATTATTCGTGGTGCTAAAGGCGAAGAGTAATTTACTGTTCATTCATAATTAGACACAAATGACGGTGGAGGGTAACATAAAGTTATTCTCCACCTATTTTATTTAATAACGTTATTAAAAGTAATTATCATTATGACAGAATTAAAAACAACACAGGCAGAACAACCTGTAAAAAAGGTTTTAAAGCGTGGTATTTCCAATGAAACACGTGCGGTTACAAGAGTTAAATTTCATGAGAAAGATTGTAATCCTAGTACTGGCTTATTTGTAGGACATCTTGAAAGTGTAAGTGTTGAGTTTTCTAATACTGATAGAAGCCAAAACTTTCCTAATATGGATGTTCCTCGTATTACATTCCATTTTGAAAGTAATCATTCTCGCATAGCGGAACGCAGATATTATGGTCATTCATTATTCCCTGTTGAAAGTAGTATTGAAACAATCCCTAATGGAAGTAAAGCATATAGGGTTGATTATATAATTAATACTATTAAGCATTTCCTTGATGTATATTATCTTAAAGGACGTGAGCTTAGTGAAGCAGAAGAGGACGCACTTACTCTTGATCTTGTGGATTATGACGAAGACGGCAACTATGTTCCTGTAGATCCTACTGATGTTCTTAATGCTTATCGTAAGATGTTTGAGAACGCGGCAGCCATGCTTAATGGAACATTTAATCTTAAAGAGGGAGAAGTAGCCAAGCCATGTTATAAGACAGCAGACGGTAAGATTATTCCTGTTTGGATGAAACTTCTTCGTCATGTGAAGAACAATAAAGGACAATGGATTAATGTAACAACAGGTGGAGATTTAGGTTTCACAGGCAATCCTGGCTCAGGTCTTATAGAGCTTGTTAATGGAACTAATCCGCCAGCAGTTCTTCGCATCAATCTTGCTAAAGAAAGCATAACTCCTAAGAATACAGAAGCTAAGCCTATTATAGGTGCGCCTACAGCCATGCCAGGCACAGTTCTTGCAGGTGGAGTTCCACAAATGGGAGCAGCACCAAGTGAGGCATATAATGAAGCACAAGGAGAAATGCCATTCTAAATAACAAGTTATACATGTTATTATAAATCAATTTTTGAGTGCTGGTCGTTGTGAAACGGTCAGCATTTTTTATATAAACCCTTTAAATCAAACCGCAATGCTTAAAACATTAATTTTAGACAATGGAGAAACACATGAGCTTGTAGAAGATGATAGTTTTACTTCCTGTTCGATTTGCTCATTGCTTGATTATTGTCCGATAGGTACTGATTCAGATAATCTTTGTGTTACTTTTAATAATCCTCGTGATTCATATTATAAAATAATTAATAAACCGCAATGCTTAAAACATTAATTTTAGACAATGGAGAAACACATGAACTTGTAGAAACTGACAAGTTTAATCAATGTAAAACTTGCTCACTGCTTGACTATTGTGCAGTTGAGTCTGGAGAGACTTTTTGCAATAGTTTTAGAAATCCTTATACTTCACATTATAAAATAATTAATAAACAACAATGATAACTGAAGAAAGAAAAGCATACATAAAGAGTGTGCTATGTTCATTTACAGATGAAGAGATAGAATGGTATCTAAATGAACCCTCACCTGTAGCTCCAAAGCATGTTATAGAAACTAATGGCAATGCCACAAGTTTAAAATATGTATATGATTAATAAATAACTAATTATGAACAAAGCAGATATTATAAGAGCAGCAGAAGATTATGCAGGTAACATTAGTTTTAATGCTATTCTTCGTAGTGCACGTCAAGCAATCATAGACGCATATCTTGCGGGAGTTAAATTTGCACGAGGAGAAGTTCTTGACGATTGAAATAAACTACGAGGTGCTGATGATATTAATATTGTCAGCACTTC